CCGTCATACTTTTCTTGAGCTATAAGCATGTTAACAAGGTTGTTGTAGTCAACTCTATCGGTTATTGGTGAGATAGCTGTACCATTTAGTATCTTTTGATTTACCCTGTTAAGGTTAGCCCACTTTCTAGTTTTATTATTCCATTTATCCCAAAGAGGATTATGTTTAAAAGTTTTACCAATACCAAAAGTACCTGCAACTTCAATTTCTTTAGGTGGTTCCATCTCTGATAATAACTTGTAAATAGATGTATTTCTGTCAAAATCTTTAAAGTTTACACCAGATGTCTCATCAATATCAAGTAAGTTTTCTAATACAATATTAGGTTCAAGATTATACTTCTCTTCAAACTTAGTTAAGTCTCTAGAGTTAGATACACTAAGACTATCTTTGTTATATTTACCAAGAAGTTTACTTGTATCACCTGAGTAGTAACCATCAAGTACATCAAAGGCATAGTCAGCCTTATCATTGTCTACATTGTCATATATACTACCTTCACCGTAATCATTCATAGAACTTTCACCAAATCTCATACCAGTAGCTACCATAAGTATAGCTTGGTTCTTGTCATTGGTTTGACTAACTGCTTGTTTAAGTAAATGGTTAACTTGTAAACGATGCACCTTTTCACGTACAAGAGCATCATTTTCATACTCTGATACTTCAATACCTTCTCTTGCTAGTACTGCTTCTAGATCACCTTCAAATATAGGACTCTCAATGTTGACTACAATAGAGTTAGTAAGTGTGTTAAGATCAACAGCACCTAGTTCATCTATAGCTCTTGAAAAACCTTCAGCATCACTAGAAAACACCTTAGCTAAATGTTTGTATTTATCCTTTACAGCAACCTGTAATGCTTGTAGTTCTGGAGAAAAGTCTGATAAAGGAATAGGATCAAGTCCATGTTTTGCTCTTTGTAAGTTTAAAACATCAATAGCTGTATATGCTGTTTCGCTAAACTCTGCTATTTGCATAAGTGATCTTGGTAACTTACTAATTTTATTAGTCCCTTCATCATACTCAGGTGTAAGTAGAGTACTATTTTTAGGTATAATAATCTCGTTTCTAATGTGATCTCCGTAAGGTGCATATTGCTGTAGTACATCTAGTTTGTTTCTAGCTGCTGTACCGTCTGCTAGTATGCTACCTATTTGCTCATCCTTAGATAAAATAACAGGGTTCATTAACTGACTTACAAAACCTTCTGCATCTGTAGCAAAAATACCTTGACCTGCTGTTACTTCTCCAGCAGCTTGTGCTATAGCCTTTTGTAAAGCTACTTCTGGAGCATCACCATTCATGTAGTTTGCACCAGTTAACTTTATTATATAGGCTTTTGTACCATCTAAAGCTGCATTAATTTTAACACCATCTCCATTTTCTGTAAGACTCTGTTTAATTTTAGATGTAACAGTTTCCTTTATACCAGAATCTTCTATTGAGTCATCTATTAATGTATCCCAGTTAGACTTACCTATATCTGACCAAATATGGTTTGGTTTATATTTATATCTACCACCATTTTTTTTATGATCTTCTAGTATAAGACTTCTAAATGTTGGGTCAAACTGTACTAAATCTTCATTTGTAACGTAACCATTTTTTCCTACCAACGCATTATACTTATTACGAGATTCTTTATTATTAAGTTCTACTGGATCAAAGTTTACAAGACCCATTATTGTTTTTCTTAATTCTATATCATCGTAACGCTCGTCATCTAACAAAGCTAGACCTATCTGTTTAATGTCAGCTCTACTATATGGAGCACCAGTATCTTCGTTTATTTCATTATCATAGTATAAACTTTGAGCATTTTTAACCTTTAGCTTAACCTCATTTTTTAGACTTTCATCAATCTTTTCGTTGTTTAGTCTAGTTTTGTTGTTGTGGTCAATCAGTAACTGGTCAAGATCTAAGTCTCCTGCCATCAAAGTTTCTAGATTACCAGTCATACCAGCCATCTCAAAACCACCATAACCTTTTAAAAACTCAACATACTCAGCTGCTGTGTCTGGATCAAGGGCAGATAAAGCACTTTTTATACCTTCAATAAGTCTTGTCTTGTTAGCCTTAAATCTACTAACAGTAGAACCAATCAAAGCCTCACTTCCAGGACCATTGATTAGTATATCATCAATAGAGTTTACAACAGCTAGAAGTTTAACATCAACATACTTACCGTCTACCAACTCGACCTCTGGCCCAAAGTTTTCAGCTGCAGTAATTAGTTTATTTATTCTATCACTTTGTTCTGTTTCACCTTGTCTAGCTAACTCTTGCTTAAACTCTGCATTTCTAAACTCTTCTGTAGCTTTTACAACACTTGCAGTAAGGTAAGAGTTTCTAACTACATCTGA